TTCCCAAGGAGTTCTCTTTACCTTACAAATGATTCGTGTTTTTCATGGTATTAGATTTGGGTTAGAATGATTATCCCTGCCGTCCGTGAGGATATGCGGGGATTTCGGGCGATAAGTATTCCGGGATGAAACGTTACGGAGTGCGCATGACGTAAAGAGGCCGGTTCGATCCCGGCACCGTCCACGAATAACAAACATATAATTATGGAAACAATACAGAATTTAGATCACTTGACAATGGCCATGCACCTTATCACCGCGATACTAGGACTGATCGCATTGATCTTGGCCATATTCTTACTAATAAACAATAAAGAAAGGAGGAATCCGTGGGAAAGAAAAAACATGATTTAGTGATAGCCGTTGACCCGGACATAGATAAATCCGGTATATGCGTACTGTCTCCTTCAACGAGACAGCTAATTCTAAAGAGCCTCCCCTTCCCTGTGTTGGTCGATTTCATAAAGGAGGCAAGAGAGAGATACAAGGAGGTAGACATAGTGGTCATTGTCGAGGCCGGATGGCTTAACGAAAAAAGCAACTTCCATAAATCGAGGGGTAAATCCGGAGAGAGGATAGCCAAGTATGTAGGTCGTAACCAGCAAACCGGGATATTGCTTCTCCAGATGTGCGAGCACATAGGGATTCCCAGCGAGGAGGTCAAGCCTTTGACCAAGCATTGGAAAGGAGACGAGGGCAAGATAACCCATGAGGAACTCTCCTACATAGTCGGTCCCTTGCCTAAGAGAACGAACCAAGACCAACGTGACGCTACGATTCTGGCTTGGTGGTACGCCGATCTCCCAATCAAAATAAAGACTTGGTGATATGGCGAAGAAGAAAGACGAGCAAGAAAAGGTGAAATGTGGCGATTGCGCCAACGGACATCCTCACAAGGGGCTATGCGTTTGGTGCATCATACATGACGCTGGACGGGTAGCTAACTCCACTAGATTTTGTAACACTTTTAAAAAGAGAAGATAATATGGAACAAGAGAAATTTGATTTATGGTGCGTGGTCGAGTTATTCGGCCATTCAAGGATAGCGGGAAGATGTACGGAACAGAACGTGGCCGGTACCAATATGCTTCGGATAGACGTTCCGGATACAAGTAACCAGCCCGGTTTTACCCGCTTTTTCTCATCGGGGGCCATATACGCCATAAATCCTGTCTCCGAGGAAGTGGCAAGGCAAATGGCGGAGAACCTGCAAATACAACCTGTAAACATATGGGATGTAAACCACCTTGTAGACCAGAAACTAAAGTCCTTGCAGGGCGGCGAGTCTCCGGATTTTGATTTTTAATAAAAGAGTAGTATGGCAAAAACCGGATTCTCCTTCTATCGGGCAGATACAGACAGGTTCCAAGATCTTAGGATCAAGAAACTTAGGAAATATTTCAAAAGTAATGGATTTTGTGTTTTCGAATTCGTTGTTAATGAGATATATAAAACTAATAACTGTTTTATTGTTAAAGATGAAACTTTAATTTTTAATATTGCTGAATATTGGGATATAAAAGAGGATTTAATAGACCATATTATTATATTTTGTTGTAATGTAGGACTGTTTGATAAGAATTTATTTAATCAATATGGGATATTAACCAGTTTTGATATACAAACACAATGGTTAAAACAAACAATGACTGTTGACTTTAATATAATCCCTATAGAATATCTTTTAATTGACAGATCCTCTATTCCTTTTTATAAAACGACAAAAAATCCAAGATTAGTAGAACGCAATTCAAAATTATGGAAAAAGATATCTAAGGATATTTTGAAACGCGACAACTATACTTGTGCTTATTGTGGGAAAAGAGGGGGAATATTGGAGATTGACCACATATTACCCATTTCAAGAGGAGGAAGTGATAATAAATCAAACTTAGTCACTTCATGTAGGCATTGTAATCGGCAGAAAAAAGATAAAACAGTTGATGAGTTTATCAAATGGAGAATAAAACATGGGTATTCAAATAATGGGACTTGACTACTTTCCTATGAATGTGGATTTTTTCGAAGATGATAAGATAGAACTCATAGAGGCTGAATTTGGGATAAAAGGCTCAATCCTTGCCGTAAAGTTGCTTTGCAAAATATACAAGGAAGGATATTTTTATAAATGGGGTGAAGACGAGTGTTTGCTTTTTTCAAAGAAGGCGGGTGCTGAATTTGTCCCGGGATTTGTAAAGGAAGTTGTAAACGGGTTGGTCAGACGGTGTTTCTTTGACAAGGGGTGCTTTGACTCGTTCGGTATACTTACCTCTTCCGGTATCCAGAGACGATATTTTGAGGCGGCAAAACGGCGTAAGAGAATAGACGTTAATCCTGATTTTTTGCTTATAGACGTATCCGATTTCAAGAATGTATACATTAATGGCAAAAATGTATGCATTAACAACGAAAATGTCAACATTCAAGGACAAAGTAAAGTAAAGTATAGTAAAGAAAAGGAAAGTAAAGAAATACCCCCTCTATCCCCCACGGGGGGAAGCGGAGGAGGAAGTTTTTTTAATCTTTCTAGGAATGACCCGCCGCCCCCCGACGGCGGGGAAAGGGAGTATTGAGGGTTTTGACGGGAACTCACCAATTTCAAGCTATCTCCTGATGAGTTCAATACTATTTGCGAGTTATCGAACTATGGAGAGATAGGAAATCCCGTGTGGAAACTATTGCAAAGGATACGGGATAGCCGGGAGGGGAAATACAAGATCGATCATCCCGGAAGATTTTTGATCTCCAGATTAAAAAACAATGATTAAGACCGTAACTCTCTATCCGGGCAGATACGCCTATATCTGTCCTTGCGGCCATCCCTATCAGGTGATGACCTTATACAGGAAGACTAGTAACGTGGCGGTCTATTGTTTCGCTTGTAAACAACAGACCGGAAAACACATAAGAATCATGGATCAGAACATAGATTTCGCCGTTAACTCGAATAACAAGTTGAACGGCACGTATTTCACCGCATTGAGGTTGCACGATCCAATCAAGTATTGCGTGGGGAATGTCCTCACGGTTTCGGTCAAGCAGCAACCACGAGGTAAGGCCAAGATTATCAAGGTAAACAGTTTCACGATAGACAAGGTAAATGACTACATATCGTGCTTGGATTCCGGATTAAAGGCCGATGAGTATAAGACTATAATCAAGAAGACATATTCTGGCAATGGGATAAACTGGGACAAACAGCTTTTAGACTTTTGCCTGTTTGAACAAATTGATAAAAGATAAAACAATGAATCATACTGAAGCATTATTCAAGACGATCATTCTCTTGCATCACCTTGCGGAATTGCATAAGAAGGATAACGTGGATCTTTACTATATTGACCTGTTTTGTGGGGCAGGTGGAACGTCCACCGGCGTGGAACAGGCGAATATAGGAAGTAGTTCTATTGCGAAGGTTATAGCCTGCGTCAACCACGATAAGAACGCTATCGCCAGCCACATGGCTAACCATCCTTACGCCCTCCATTTCACGGAGGATATGCGTACGCTTGATTTGGCACCGATCGTTAATCTGATCAAGAAGATCAAGTTCCGGAATCCCAATGCGAGGTTTGTGCTATGGGCCTCATTGGAATGTACTAACTTCTCCAAAGCAAAGGGAGGACAGGCGAGAGATCCGGATAGCCGGACATTAGCCGATCATCTTTTCCGGTACATCGAAGAGATCAATCCTGACTTGATACAGATTGAGAATGTGGAAGAATTTATGTGCTGGGGAGACTTGGATGAAAATGGGAAACCGATATCGAAAGACAAAGGCCGGTTGTATTTACGTTGGATAGAACGGGTACAATATGGATATTTGCCATGTCGTGGGTATCAGCAAGAAAGACACGATGAGTTATTTGATACTTTCCGAAGGGGAAACCTATTAGATAAAGTCTATGATTTCGACCACCGGATATTGAACGCTGCCGACTTTGGTGCTTACACTTCTCGAAAACGTTTCTTTGGACAGTTCGCTAAAAAGGATATGCCGATTGTCTGGCCGGAGCCTACGCATTGCAAAGATGGTGAACAAACCTTATTCGGCCATTTACAAAAGTGGAAACCTGTTAAAGACGTTCTAGACCTAGAAGACGAGGGGACGAGTATATTCACACGGAAAAAGCCTCTTTCCCCGAAAACGTTCGAGCGGGTCTATGCCGGACTTGTGCGTTTTGTTGGAGGAGGTAAAGATGCATTTCTCTCAAGATATAACACTGTTAGACCTAAAGATACATGCAAGTCATTAGATGAGCCTTGTGGTGTACTCACTACAAACAACAGATTCGCTAAGGTTGGCTGCCGATTTCTATCAAAGTACTATAGTGGACACCCGGACAGTAAGAATATCCCTATCACGGGGCCGGCGCATACGATCAAGTGCAAGGATAATCATTCGCTGGTAAGCACGAGGTTCCTTTGCTCGTACAATTTCAAGGATGCTGGCAAGGATATTCATGCCCCATGCCCGACATTACTAACGAAAGACCGGTTATCGCTTGTAACTCCGTTCATCATGAACTACTATTCCGGCGGTGGTCAGCATTCCGATATCAACCATCCCGCTCCGGCTATATTGGCGAACCCTAAACAGCGGCTTGTCTCCTGCCAGTTTATGGACCAGCAGTTCGGACAAAGTAAGCCAGTTGGTACAGACCGTCCACTTGGAGCAATAACAGCCAATCCCAAATATAATCTGGTGAGCTGTCGTCCATGGGTGATGAATACCGATTTCAACAATGTCGGTAGCGGAGTCAATGAGCCAGCTCCGGTAATAACAGCTAATCGGAAATGGCACTACCTGATGAATCCACAATTTGCATCTTCGGGAAGTTCGATCGATAACCCTTGTTTTACATTGATTGCCCGAATGGACAAGCGACCACCTCACTTGGTTAGTCCCAAGACTGTATCCAATCTTGATGCTGTGCCGGACTTTGTAAAGATGGATGATGCCGGTAATATTTATATTGAGATTTACGAAACAGATATCCCGATCATAGTCAAGATAAAGGAGTTCATGGCCATGTATCAGATAGTGGATATCATGATGCGAATGCTCAAGATTCCCGAGTTGAAACGGATCATGGGATTCCCGGAGAACTACAAGTTGATCGGTACGCAAGCGGAGCAAAAGAAATATATCGGAAACGCCGTCGAAGTCGGCATGGCTAAAGCTTTATGTGAGGCTTTGGCAAGAAAGTTAATCGAATTAAAATCATTAGTGGCATGAGAACACCAATCACATATTATGGAGGCAAGCAAAACTTGTCCGAACGCATTGTATCAATGATGCCTAGGCATAAGATATATTGCGAGCCATTCTTTGGAGGAGGAGCGGTATTTTTTGCGAAGCCTAAAGCAGGGATAGAAGTGATCAATGACAAGAACGACTTGTTGATAAACTTTTTCAAGGTCTGCCAATCTTCCAAATTTAAGGAGCTACGTGAGAGAATCCGGTTATCGCTACATTCCGAGTCTGACTACATTAGGGCTAGGAACATTTATCGAGGACGATCTGAGGTCTCGGATGTAGACAAGGCTTGGGCCGTATGGATCATGGCAAATGAGTGCCACGCCGGCAGCTTGTATGGAGGATGGAAATTCTGTAACGGTACCGCCGGGACACACTTCGGGAAGGTTTTAAGGAATAAGCGTGAGGAGTTCAACGAGAAATTGTACGATCGCCTATCAGAGGTGCAGATTTCCTGTAGGGACGCGTTGAAAGTTATCAAGAACAGGGATAGCGTTGATACGTTATTTTATCTTGATCCTCCTTATCCCGGGGCGGTTCAAGGTCATTATTATGGTTATGGGGAGAATGACCTTGCGGATCTGCTAGATCTTTTGTCTAGGATCAATGGCAAATTCATTCTCAGCAATTACTGGACTGACACCTTACGCTCCTTTGTCAATGAAAACAAATGGAACCATAAGGAAGTAAAAGTCACTACTCATACGGCCGTTCACTCTCGGATAAGGGAGAGTACGGAGGTTTTGGTTTACAATTACGAGATTGAGAAAACATTATTTTGATATGAGAAAAATAAGGGATATAGATATTCCAGAAAAAAACAAAATGGATAACATATTCACGATCTGCTATTCAAGGCAGGAAGCCAATGAGATCGGACATTTCATTATGAGCAAAGGATACGAAGGCGTTCAGAATGACAGCTATAGATATTGTGATCTAATGATTCAAGCAACGTTAAAAGAAGCCGTGAGACATCATGAGAATTGTATATATGTCGGTGTTAGCGGATGCCAAATGATTGTATCCAGAACAAAAAGAGGGCTTAGAAGAAAGGGACTCAAATATATAGAGAAGAAACGGTTGTTTTACAATTTATTAAAGAATTATAGATTAACAATTAAATCCAAATTGACATGAAAGCGAGAATAAGAAAGACTGGGGAGATCGTTGATGTTATAGCCTTCAAATCTTCCGAAACCTGTCCTGAAAAGGATTGGGTGCGCTATGTGGATTCCGAGGGGCTTGATCTCATACAGGAACTCAACGCTCTAGAGGATCTAGAGGTTATAGATAAGACGGAGGATAAAGCCGTTGATTGGGAACAACGCAGATATGATTTGGCAAAGCGCTATTCTATCGAGTTTGTGAAATTGCAACATTATCAAGGCCGTACTGAATGCGGTATACTTTATTCTAAAGTAGTGGGATGGTCTGTGGAATTAGCCGATGAACTCATAGCTAAATTGAAGGAAGGAGGTGAATCATGAGAAATAAAGAACTAATAGTTCTTCTCCAAGAGCAAGACCCGGAAGCGGAGGTAATGATACGCACGTCCGACGATCAATATTACTACGATTTAGTGGACGTGTTCACGGATAAGGATGGGGATGTCATAATACAGGAGGGGTAAATATGGATAATAAGAAATATTTAACAGAGAAAGGAGGATCAAATGAAGAATAAGATTGAATGCTTGATAACCTCCATACTGATAGTTCTTTCTTTCGTGTTCATCACATGGTCCATAGGGTTTATCATCCCAAGGTACTGGATTACGATTGCCTTTTTGGTTTACGGTATATATCTCATCTATGGTATTCTCAACCCAAAGAAAAAATACTACCTCGCTTCGTATTGGCTTCCCGGGGGAGAGAGAGGACGGATATTCATCGAATGCGATGAGTTTAAAGTCTGGGAAATGGAAAAGAGTATAGCCAAGGATAAAGGAGTGGAAAATGCGGTCATTGACTATTACAGACAGATTTCCAAGGAGGAATATAAAATTCAAAAAGATAAATAAATATGAGCAAGATTGATTTCAACGCACTCCGTGACCGTGCGTACAAATGCGCATGTGCGCATGGGTTTCACAATACAGAGTTAATTAACGAGCATTTCCTTTGTCTTGTTATCAGTGAGCTGATGGAAGCCGTGGAAGCGGATAGGAAAAATAGGCGCTTTGATAAAGAAAAGCATAAACTCGGTGAATATGCAGAGTGTCAAGGGTGGTTAACAACTGAAGAAAAGTTTATTAATGTATTCAACAGGTATATTAAGGATACCGTGGAGGATGAACTTTCAGATGCGGTTATCCGCTTGCTAGACCTTGCCGGATCGTTAGATATCAGCCTTGATGATATCTACGATTTAACGAATGAACCGGAATATAAAGACTGGGATTATGTTTTAAAGGAAATGTCCTTTACCGAAAGGATGTTCTTTTTAACATCTATCCTAACCGAGGATAGAGATATAGCCGAAGTTATCAAGGCTTCTATCGTGACAATCTTTCTTAACGCAGATTTACTGCATATAGATCTCTTATGGCACATCGAGCATAAAATGAGATACAACGAATTAAGGGAGAATAAACATGGAAAGAAATATTGATATGAGACAGACAGTAGAAGAAGCAGCAAAATTATTTTCCAATAGATGTAGGATCGCTAATTGTCAATCATCATTAGGCTATCTTTATGATGATATAGATATGATAAATGCTTTCAAAGCCGGAGCCGAATGGCAGTCCTGTCAGACGAGGCGATACTAGACAAAGCCCATATCACTTTTTACAGGGGAAACTGGGATTGTAATAATGGAGGAATATACAAAATATGTATTTATACCCCTTCCATAGGAAATAGGGCAAATGTACCATATATCCAGTCTATCGTGCGTAAGATAACTAATGCCTTGGATATCCGCTTCGGAAAAGATGGATGGAATGAGTGCAACCAATCATTGCTTGAACGATGGAGACCGTTAAGCCGGTTCTCGTTCTATTTGCAGTTGCCTAATTTCAGAGATATCATAACAGGCACATCAAGGCCACCTAAATGCAATAGGTTTTGATCAATATGTCAAAACCTATTACTTATATCATATAATTTTATCGCAAAAAATGGAACAGCAAGATATTTCATTATCCTACGGGATACACCGTTCTCCATCTATCGGAAACGAGGGGGAATTATCAGAATGTGTAAATTTGATACCCAAGAATGGTGAGTTGGTGAATATACAGCCTCCGAAAGAATTAGGCATAACCCTTCCGGAAGGATCGGTACTTATGTACGTGCATCGGACAAAGGATTTCCTTCACTATATCTTTTTCCAGACGAATGTTTTACGTTATGCGGATACGGACGGAACGACCCATCTTATAGGGGCGAACCAATATGACAAAATTCCCAAAGCTATCACGTCCATAGGAAACACCTTGATTGTAATAAGCGAAGATCCTATAAGATATTTACTTTGGGATGGAGAGTTTTATAAGGAATTAGGAGATAAGCCCCCCTTCCCTATCCTGTCATTCGGATTGGTAGGATCATTGGATAAGACCGAACAATTGTCCGTATCCGTTGATCCTCCCTATGATGGAGCCTTTACGGAAGATCAACTATCAACTATCAGTAATTCCGTGATGGGATATGTCTCAAAATTTATCAGGGAGAGAAGCGTGGATAGAGGCATGTTTATATATCCGTTCTTTATTCGTTACGCCTATAGACTATATGACGGAACATATTATATGCAATCAGCCCCGATACTGATGATACCATCGTCCGGAGTAACCCCTCACGTTCCGTTTACTATTGACATGGACACAGAGGATTTTGGCGCAAAGATCATTGTAAACTTCATTATATCCTCAGTGGTATGCTCCATTAATTACAAAGTCAGCGGAATGGGGAATCAAAGGGAATGGTGGAAGGACATAGTTAAAAGCCTTGATATATTCATAACGCCGCCAATATACACCTTTGGTTATTATGGGGAGATTAATGGGGCACAAAAAATATCAGACGATAACGGTTTCGGGGTGTACTCTATTGGTGGAGGATATTACAACAGGCATACATTCGAGGAAGCCTTGTCCATAGCCCAGCCGGGATCAGGTTATACCGATCAATTCGTCTTACCCGGAAAGGCCATGGATAATAAGGTGCCGGATAATTCATTGTTTTACAAAGTAGCAAGCATAGCGTATGAGGACTTGTGCGGTTATAACGGGGGTGAAAGACGCTCTCTAACTTTAGAGGATAATGTGCTGGGATCGTTGCAAAATCGAGAGCAACTTGTTGACGCGGACGGGTACCAGAATTTAGATTGGCTAATACCTGATTATTCCTATACTTATAACCAGCGGTTAAATATAGCTAATATAAAAAGGATACTATTTGATGGTTATCCTCCGGAGTCCATGGTAACGTACAACGACGGTAGCAGCACGTTGAGCATAAAGGTTTTCATAAGAGAAGGAGAAAAGGATATCGTCGTTCAAACATCCTCCTCATATAACCTTGGTATCAATTTGCATTACCTATATTACCCCAACGCTAACGCATACAAGATGGTGATAACACGGAATTCGGACGGATACCAAGCGATCGTTACCCTCTCTCCACATAACACGTTGAACGGGGCTTACTATTTCGACTCATACGCCCCGATCATATTTAAACCGGGCAGCGATAGCACACCAATATCAACGGACAAGTCGGTCAATATGCCAAACAAGATATATACGTCCGAGGTCAATAACCCGTTTTATTTCCCGTTGGCGGGAATAAACACGGTGGGAACCGGTGAGATCGTAGGTATCCGATCCACCACGAAAGCGCTGTCCCAAGGGCAATTCGGGCAGTTTCCCTTATACGCTTTCTCTTCCGATGGGATATGGGCCTTGCAATTATCGGACGCTGGATTGTATTCCTCCATCCAACCTATAAGCAGGGATATTTGCAATAATCCGGATAGCATCACGCAACTGGATTCCTCGATAGTATTCAGTACCGAGCGTGGGCTTAAATTATTGCAAGGTTCCGATATCAGCATTTTGTCCTCGTCGTTGGAGGGAGTAAACCTAGATGAGACATTCTTTGATGTCAACCCGGATTTTAGCGATCTGTTCATCCCGGACACGGAAACTTTCATGGAGACATTGAGGGCTTGCAAGATCGCCTATGATTATACAAATTCCCTATTGCATATCTATCCAAACGGAACACGGAAACATTACGTGTATTCCTTGGATACCGGGGAATTCTCCACTTTCGCAGGTGAAGAGGTCAAGGCCATTGCGCAAGATTACCCGAATTCTGTGGTACAAATAGGTAATGCCTTATACTCACTGGAGAAATATGTCTCGGAAGATACAAGAAAAGGGGTAGCCATTACAAGGGCCTTAACATTAGGGGATCCTTTCTCCTTGAAAACCCTTATTGATCTTAGGACGTTAGGGTTACGAAACGATAAGAACTCCAACATCAAGATCGCTGTATTCGTAAGCGCAGACAGGCAAAATTGGTCTCGGCTTAAATCGCTTAGACAAAGGGCTTTTAAGTACTATAGGTTCGTTTATTTCTCTAATCTATCT